TCAATAAAAACCCCATAAAAGGCCAACGAAGCGGAAGCATTCTCAATGGATGTCCAGAACCTGTCAGTCGATAATCCAGCCTTTCTGGCATCAAAAGCAACATTAACAAACAAGGCATCAGCCTGCGCCATATTCATCCTGAAATCAGAAATTAATTTTCCTATAACGGCTCCTATATAAGGTAGTTCCACACCTAATGTAGCACTAGCCTTTGCAGCAATGTATATGGCATCTCTGTAACCATATAAACCTTGATTAAGTTTTTCCAAATGAGTGCCTGCTGCTGTAACAGATTCCATAAAACCACGGATCTGATCAGCATTTAAACCCGCCCTAAGATTCTGACCCGTACTAAATATCATGTTATTAAAATTCTTAAATTGCTTTTTCACATCTTTAGTCATGATATCAGGACCACGTAACATTACAAATTTCTTATTTGTATCCTTAACATATTGGTCCACCGACATCCCGAAATTCCATACTGCTTTTACTGCAGAAAAAATAAGACCAGGCCAGCCAGCAATAAGTTTTCCCACCCCTCCAACCACAGGACCCAAAGCTTTCATGGCCCCACCTAATTTGCCCGTGAGTCCTTTTGCTTCTGACAAATGCTGACCAATTCCTGACATTTTCATGCCAATAGTAGTCAATTCTTTTCCAGACTGTCTCATTCCACGACCGGAAAACGCTTGACCAATACCTTCTCCAGCTTCTCCTAACTGACCAGTAAGCTTACCCATGGCATCAGAAGAATTTCTTATTGCCCGAGCATCAGCGAGGTCATCCATTTCTTTATTAAGGTCAGAATAAGCATTTTCTATCTCTTTAACTTTCCCCAGATATATATCTAATTTTTTAGAGTCAAATACCCCTTTCTTCTTCATGAAGCCACCATATTGTCTCTCTATCTTCCCAGCCTCTTTACGTAAATCCTGCTGCTTCCTTATATATTTAGTAATTTCAGTAATATTAAAACCTTTTTCAATATGCATCTCCTTAGCAGCCTCAGCAATATCCCTCTTCTTCATGGCTACTGTTTCTAAAGCCTTTGAATATTTTTTTGCAGACCCAGTAGCTTTTTTAGCGGACTCTGTAGTCTTTTTAAAGGATTTTACGGCAGTATCCGTGAATTTTTCTATAGCTTTCGCAGCATCAGGGTATTCTTTAGATATTTCCGCCGCAGCTTTTTTTAGGTCATCACCAAGTGCCATATTACTTCCTAGCTGTTAAAACCCGTCCACCAACCTTTTTAATAAAACGATCCTTATCCTCTGCCGAACTCTCTTCACCATGTACTTTTACTAAAGTCGATTTCTTTACTGCTGCTTTTGACAGTTCTTCAGGAGTCGCTACTCTATGCTCCCCAGTTATAAATACATTATCATCACCATGCAACGCTTTAGCCCTCTCAATATGCTCTTTAGCCTCTTTTACCCGGGCCTGAGCATTCTCCCTAAGCTTTTTCATGTAATTTTCCATGAAAACATCATGTTTATCCTTCTTTCCCTCCATCTGCCTCTCAAGCTCAGCCACAAGCTCCTCAGCACTATCCACAGGAGCAGCCCACCCTTCAGGCCTCCATGCCTTAACATCAATATAACCGGCCTCAGCAAGCCTCTTACGCCTATCCTCAACATTCTTCAGTTGAGAATCATGTCTTGAACGTATCTGCTTCGTACCTTTAGGATTTGATGCGGAAGCCACTAATAAAGCCATAGAAAAAAACTGATTGTATCTCTCCTCTTCATCTAAAGCTTTATTTATTATCGACCAATTCTCTTGATGAATGTTTAAACCAAGATTCGAAATCCCCGGTATCCCCGTATATAAATCAGGACTCGCAATAAGCCCTTTAGCAGTCTTCCAATGTGCCCTGGATGTATCAGTATAACTGAATCCTTCCAGATATTTCGTTGCATCAAAAGTATCATTCCTTAAATCCACAATATGCTTAAGGATATTGGAATGAATGGTTTTGGGTAGTTCCTTAAAAAATTCATATAAACTCTCAATATCATTATTTCTGGTCAACAGAATATTCTTCCCATTAAGCATGAACAGGCTATATATCAGGAAATAAATATTAAACCTGTTAACGTAATTTTTATCATCAGGATTCCCACACGAATACTTAATAAGTTCATATTCCTTCTCATTAATAGTCTTAAAAACAAAAAAATTATTTTCCAGGGTTACCCCTGAACACAGGAACCCTTTGAAAATGAGCTCAGAAAGTATTCTATATGCAGCGTCCTTATCCATTAAACTCCAGTAGTGTTCAATTTTGTCTGGGCTTTATCAATCTCCTCTGAGACTTTCTCATTCAATTGTTCCGTCTCCGTTAAAGGCTCTTTTGCTTCCTCTACCTTTTTAAACTTTGATTTGGCTATTTGTGCTATAGCAGGAGGATCATAACGATCAAATTTTATGCCTTTTTTTGCCCTATCTTCAGCTTCTTCCGTAACATTTGCAAAGGAATCAAAAAGGATATCTACTAATGATGAAGGCCATTTTCCTAAATAATCAATCATATAGAGGAATCGTGATTTACTTTTGACATTTCCTTCTTCATCCGTATATTCTATGATTTCTTTATCAATTTCATTGCCATTGATATTCTTTATTGCTAAGGCTAAGGAGCTCCTTTTAAGCATTTCCATATACTCAGTACCTTCATAATCCTTGCAATAATCAATGATTTTTATTTCATCTTTGGCTGCTAATGGCTGTAATTCGATATGGATACCATAGTCTTCGAAATCTATAGATTTCCTGGGCATGAACTTGTTGTTGACATTTTTCAGAATTTCATCAAAATTCATAGAAATACTCCTTAAAATGTTATTTAAATTTATAGAACGGGATTTTTATAAAATTCCAGAAGGTAGGATTCTTTGAGGTACAAATTTTATTTAGATCTATATAATTTTATTTAATATTTGAATCTTATATAATCAGGGGGCTTTTAAGGGCCCCCTGACAATCTTCAGGAATATTTTGAATCCCTTAATTTATTGCTCTTTATATGCCTGATCCCGACTCTAACCGCACAGATAGACCAGATCCACTCTTGCTCAGAGAAGAGTAAACATCTTCACCAGCAGCCGCCACAACACTATCGCTTAAAGTCTGCCCGGCAATAATGTTAGAGACATTAACAGTCACGGTCTCTTGAACCAAAGCAGTGTCAGATGCGAAAGATACGGAATAATCAGACATCCAGCATGCTTCATATATAGTAACCAAAGCCATTGCTGCTATATCTTCTTCCACCGTTGCATCTTTTGGAAGAAATGTAGGACCCTGTAGAGCGCCATCTACCGCACTATCTGCTAAAACCCTGTTTGCAAGAGTACTGAAAACTACTTCCTGATTAATATCAAACGGCCATCTGTGATGCCTTAAAGACCGAACAATTCCATCTACCCCAGATTTATATCCGAATATCTGATAAATATTCGCCAGATATAAAGCTGTCCTTGTTATCGATATCGTCATGGGATCTGTAACACCAGGAACCAACTCAGCTATATAGTCTCCAAAACCTATTCCTCGTACCGGTTCGAGTGTCCGTGCTTCTGACGGATCAAATGTCGCTACTACTCCGAGCTGCTTTGGCAGCCCCTGAGCATTATAGGCAAAAATCCGGTTTTTAGAGCTAATAACTGAGAGGGTATTAGGCGTCACGCCCTTATTGAATACATAGCTGTCATAATCACGAGCCATTTATAACCCTCCTGTTTACAATATTTATCAAATTATTACTGAAAAAGCAGATCTAAACGCTTCTGCTCCTCAGCACTCAGATCCCCTAAATCATCCGCCGTCATAATCCCCATCTCCATCTCAACACCTTCTACATTCGCCAAAATCCCAGTATCTACAACACTCTTTGGGGTTTTCTCGGCCTCTACTTCAACTTCCATAGGAACCTTTTCCAACTTCTTTTCCGCCGTCTCTGGTTTCTTTTCCGCAGGAACCTCTGGAGTCGTCTCTTCTTCAGGAGCTTTCTTAGCCCCTTCTTCAGGAGCTTTCTTAGCCTCTTCCGATTCTGCTTTCTTTTCCTCCACAGGAGGTTTTAACGGACATTCAGCTTTTTCCGCCCAAGGACCTGTACCATCAGGTTTACCAGGACCTTTCATTTTACCAGCAGCTTTTTCATCACCAATGATCTCGGCAATAAGCGCCCGTTTAACAGCATCAGATGCCTTCTTCGTCCAATCTTCCTTACTCTCATCTTTTGAAGGCTTATCATCATCTTCTTCTGATGATGCTTTCTTCTCTTCTTTCTTTTTTCCACCTTTTGCACATGTCATGCAATAAAGTGTCTGCCCACAGTCGGGACATTTCTTTTTCCCGCCTGCCGCCGTAATATCTTCAGATGCCTCGATCTGAAGCCCCTCGGCATTTTCTACTGTACGATTAGCCAACTCTTCATCAGACATTTTTGATAAAGCATAAACCATCGTACGAAGATCTTTTGCTATGGGGTCATTTTCTTTAAATTGCTGAGAAAAAACTCCCAGACCTGCAGTTAATGTTTTACGATCCATTATTAAAGCCTCCCTTATTAGGTTTTTTCTTCCAGGGTAAAAATCAGAGTTGTGACCCTGCGTACCATATAAAGCTTTCGCTTCAGCCACAGCTCTATCATATGAATCATTCTGTAACTTCTCCTCAGGCCTGAAATACATCCTGTCTTCAAGAGGATATTTTGTCGGGTCAAAAAGAAGATCCAGAATATTATTAGACATCTTATCCATAACAATCCTTTTTATAAGGAATCCTCTGATTAAGCGCCCCGCCCTCAGAGGATTCCTGCAACCACCTCTAACTACTGCGAAGATTATACTGAATCACAATCCACAATATCGGAAGAACCGGACTGTAGAAAGCTTCAGCACGAATGATAGTCGGATCAGATGCATCAGGCACAGCTTTAACGCCCTGATACGCCTTAATAATCTCAGCCTGCTGTACAGCCCGCAGATATGAAGAAAGCGTCTGTTTTATATCATTGGTCTTAGATGCAAGATTCTTCTGACCAATATATGGCTGCAACACTGCCCTTGAACCCTTCTGAATAAAGTCTTTAATCTTTATCACAGACGGTTCCCTGGTCAACACAGACGACGTATCAGTAGTTACCGCATACCGGATAAGAATATTGCTGGCCTGCTCCTGCAACAACGTCAGACCCGAATTAGCAGTCTGAATAGCAGTGATAGAATCAAGCCGCCTGTAAAGTCTTGTGAACCCTACAACAGGCTTATTCGTCAATGATACAGCAACATCAAATGCCGGAGATGTATCACGTCCGGCTATCGCAGCAGCCAGCAAAGACCCATCCATCAGATATTCAACCGACTGACCAAGCTCATCAGTAATGGTAACGATCCCACCATCAGGATATATACCAGTCATTCTCTCAGACTTCAATGACCGTGCATATGCCTGAGCCGATGTCGGAGATGTCCCTACCGAAAAACCAAAATAAGACATACGCTCATTAGCATATCGAATACCCGACTGTATGATATTTGAGGTCTTCAAATAATTCAACACAGTCTGATTCGGTGTAACAGGCTCCACCAACACCGGTCTGTCACCACTATCCATAGGTTCATTGAAATAATCAATACCCGTAATATAACGACTCGAAGGAGCATCATCACTCCCAGTAGTCTTCTGTATCTGAAGAAGAGCCACCGCAGCAGCTCCATTCAAAAACGCCAAATGAGCCGCCATACCCAATCTGTTTGTTGCAGATAAAGGCCCAGTAGATGCTAATGCATTTCTCTCAGAAACATAAAGAACAGCACCCGAGGTCTGCACACCATCACTATCAAAAAGCTTGGTCTTATTAAATGTTACATAATAATAGTCACCTATTCTGGGCTCATCACCACTCATATTATATGTAGTAAGAACCCCAGTATCCCCTACACCTACATCCTCAGTGTCCGTAACCGTTACTCTTATACCCGGAACAGCCCTGGTAGGAGCAACCGATGTCACGAAAGTAGGAGACACTGTATATCCAATGACATCTGCCGCAGCATATACCACTGAAGACCCTTCATTAACTGTAACCCTGAAACCAGTCTTATTATCGATATACGTTTGATTCAGATATCCGGTATTATCTCCAAGAGACCCTGAACCTCCAGAAACACTGGAAGTTACCGCATATGATGTAGCATCGACAAAAGTCAATGACACTGTTTCGGCAACAGCATATCCAGGAATAACCTGTGCATCACTATTCAATGCACCTGTACCACTTGGATATGTGACATTCTCAGTACCGAAATCAGGATCAGCAACCGTAGTATCACTGGTAGACCATGAAACATTCATGGCAGTACCACTATAGGTACCATCCAAGGTATATTGACCTGCTCCGGTAATTCCTGCTACTGTATTGGTAATCGTCCAGATATCATCAGGAAGCTGATTGTGATATTGAGTCACATATACTTCGTTTCCTGAAGCAGGAGCATTTGCCAGTTCAATAGTCTTTGTCGCAGGATCCATGGTAATAACATCAATCACGGTAGCATCAGTAGGAGAAGTACCATAATATGCCGTAACATGATCAGGATTATCAGAATCATATCCAAGACCCTGACCTGACTTCGGTGTGTATTCCAGAACGAAAGAGGCATTTGTGCCATCTACCGTACCTGTTGCAGATCTGCGAAATACTCTGTTATCAAAAAGAGTACCTGAAATCTGGGTGTCATCAAGATATTCCGTAGCAATCGTATGCTGACCGGAAGCAACTTTGAAGGAATGTCCCCAGTTAATTGTCTTGAACTGACCAGTAGAATCCAGAACATAATCAGTCCCGGAAACAAAGTCTGAAGTTCCCGGACTATATCCTACTTTTGTAATCTCCGTAACATATGGAGAAGGCAGAATATCTGCTGTATCCTGATATTCATTTGAATAATAGGTACAGGTCAATGTCTGACCAAGTGTAGGAGCTGAAGATAAGGTAAATTGTCCGGAATCCCCATCAAGAGATGCCGCAGCTACTGTTGTCCCATCTACTTTAACAGTAATAGTTGAAACATCAGTAGAAGTAATGCCACCATCATCCCCCTGTACAATAGGAGCATAATGGACTTTAAAAGTTGTACGTGAACCATCTACCTGATCATCTAAATCTTCATCAGTATGAAGAGTATCAGTCCGTTTATAATAATAATCAACAAGAACTGTACTTCCAATAGCAGGAATATTGACCAGATAAATTTCTCCTGTCGAACCATTTACAGAAGATACTGGTACCGGATCTTCATCAACATAAACTTTTACGTCATTAGCATTAGTA